CCCGCCGGTGCCGACCCCACCAAGGGCGTCCTCGGCGTCGCGCTCAACACCGTCGCCGACGGCGAGACCGTGTACGTCGTCACGCACGGCGTCGCGCTCGTGACCGACTCCGGCGCGGGCGTGACCTTCGCCGACCACATCGCCATCGCCGGGACCTCCGGCCTCGGCAAGACCGCGGCGCCCTCGACCGGCGTCAACGACATGGTGGCCGGCGTCGCGCTCGCGAACGCCTCCGCCAGCGCGGACATCACCGTCCTCGTCAACCCGTACGTGCTCCAGGGCTGATCGCCCGCCACCCAAGGAATCAGCCATGAACGCTCCTCTCAAGCTCACTCTCGGCGAGGGCATGGACCCCGCCGCCTTCGCGCGTCTCCAGCAGCTCGCGGGCGACCCGCTCGTCGCGCGGATGCTCGCCTCCGGGTTCTCCGCGCGCAACGAAGACCCGGCCGTCGCTCGCCTCATGGGCGAGGTGCAGGGCCTCGCGCCCGCCGCCCGCCGCGCGCTCTTCGCGCCCCGCAGCGATGCGCCGCACCTCATGGGTCTCTCGCCCGGGTCAGTGAGCATCCCGACTGGCCTGACCAACCAGTTCAGCATGTACGAGAACCGCGACATGATCGCGGACGACGTGCTCCCGGTCGTGAGCGTCGACAAGCTCTCGGGCAAGGTGTGGGGATCGCCCGCGACCACGCTCCAGACGATCGCGAACGCGCAGCTCGTCGGCTCGCGCGGCCGCCCCAACGAGGTGCCGTACAGCGTCAACGCCGACCTCTCGTACAACTGCGAGAACTACGGCCTCGTCGACTTCATCGACTATCAGACCATCGCCAACGCGGACGCGCCCATCGAGCCGCGCGTGCTGTCGGCCGTGGTCGTCAAGAGCTTCCTCGACCTCGCGCGTGAGTACCGCGTCGCGGGCGTCGTCTTCAACAGCGCCAACTACGGCGCGAACACCACCGCGCTCTCCGGCGCCAACCGCTGGGACCAGCCGTCGAGCGACCCCATCGCGGAGATCCTCACGCGGAAGGAGGAGATCTTCTCGACGGCCAACACGCTCGTCATCGGCGGGCAGGTGTGGCCGAAGCTGCGCACGAACCCGAAGGTGCTCCAGTACATCCTCAGCCGCTCCGGCGTGTCCAACATCGGCGCCGTGCCACTGTCGGTTCAGGCCGAGCTGTTCGCAGCGCTCTGCGAGGTCGAGCGCGTGGTGATCGGCCGCGCGAAGTACATCACCTCGCAGGAGGCTGGCTCGACGTCGGCGTACCTGTGGGGCAAGAGCTGCGCGCTGATCCGCGTCGAGCCGAACCCCAACCCGCGGATGACCTCGACCTTTGGGTACACCTACCGCTTCGGCAGCAAGGCGTACCGCAACGAGGTGATCCCCGACCGGATGCCCGGCGCCATGGGCGGCGAGTACCTCAAGCTCACCCACTCCGACGCCGAGGTCGCCATCGGCGGCGCCACCACCGGCTTCTTCTGGGACACGGTGATCTCGTGAGCAACGACCGCAACGAGCGCACCCGCATCGACGAGCTCACGCGCGACCTGGCCGTGGCCCGCCGCGACCTCGAGACGCGCGACGCCACCATCACCGCCCTCCGCGCCGAGGTCGCCGCGCTCAAGGCGTCGGCCGAGGCGCCCGCCGTCGGTGGGACGCAGGCGTGGGTGCTCAAGGTGGCGCTCAAGCACAACGACGTGACGTATCCGCCCGGCGCGGAGGTGCCCTTCGACCCGAAGCAGCCGCCCGAGGGCTGCAACGGGCTGCGCGAGGGCGTCCACTACCACGCGCTCCACGTCCTCCGCGCCCCGCTCGCGGCCGCCTGACACCCCTCCCCTGATCGGCGCGGCGGCGCCCTCCTTCCGTCGCCGCGCCGTGCTCCTCGCTCGACCTCGCCATGGCCGAAACCACCGCCATCATCACCGCCGCGGACGTCACCGCCCGGCTGTCGACGCAAGCCTATACGCGCCTCTACGCGCGCAACGGCGGCGCGACCGTCGACACGGTGTTTCGCGACCTGTGCGTCGCCGAGGCCAACAGCCTCTTTCGCACGCTGTCGCGCGTGGCGTTCCCGTCGGGCGTCTACCTCACGGGCGACACCATCGACCCGGCCATCACGGGCGCCGTGGTCGACCTCTGCAACGACATCGCCGCTTCGCGCCACCTCTCCTACGACGCGGACAGCGGCTACGCGACGAAGGCCGCGCAGGCCCGCGCGCTCATCAAGGCCATGAACCGGGACGCCGAAGCGCGTCCCCCCGGGTCGAGCACGGCGCCGGCGCAGTCGCGCGCCAGCATCGTGGGCACCACCACCGCCGCGGGCGCCCCGACGGACCCCTACGGCCGCGCTGCCAGCGGGCGCGACGGGACGGGCTTTTGATCGCCCGCATCGTTGGCGTCGATGCGTGGCTCGCGGACCTCACCGCGGACCTGACGACCGAACTTGCGGCGGGCATGGAGCGCTCCGGCGAGCTCGTCGCCGCCGCCGCGCGCGACCGGCACGACTACGTCAACCGCACCGGCACGTTGGAAGAGCGGACGATGGTCGGCGGGCCCGTGGTCACCACCGACACCTACGTCGCCGTGCGCGTCGTCGCCGACACCCGGTACGGCAAGTACATCGAAGAGGGCACGAAGAACCTCGACGGCAGCCAGCGCATCCGCCCGCGACGCTTCCTCGCGCAAGCGGCCGAGCGCTGCGAGTCCGCCATCGTCGGCGAGATGAACGCGGCGCTTGAGCGCGCCGGAGAGAAGGCGTCGCAATGAGCCTCGCCGCCCTCGACGCCGCGCTCTTCGCGTCCCTCTCCGCGACGCAGTGGATCACCGCGAAGTGGATCACCGGGTCCACCGTCGCGACGCCCTTCGCGCTCGTCGGCCGCTACGCCGGGGAGCTGTCGGTGCTCGGCATTCGGGAGACCTGCGCGCAGTACCCTGCGGCGCTCCTGCGCTACGACGGCGGCGCTTCGATGCGCACCGTGGACGCGGTCGAAGGCGTCGACGACACCGGCACCGAAGCGTGGACGGTCTTCGTCGCCGTCGAAGAGCCGCGCGAGATCGACGACGCCATCGCCGCCACGGACGCGCAGGTGCCGGGCGCGCTCGCGCTCATCGACGCGGTGCTGCTCGCGCTCAACGGGCTGGTGTTCGATGACGCCTGGCGCGACCGCCGCGTCCGCGTCGTCGGCTACGCCCCAGCGCTCATCGCGCGCGGCACCGTCTACGTCTACGCCGTCCGTTTCGAGGCGCGCCGCGAGCTCCCGCAAGCCCCGATGACCGTCGCGCAGGCGGGCAACGGGCAGGACCTCACCAGCATCACCGCGGAGACCGACCTCCTCGGCCCGGGCACGCCCGCGCCCGACGCCTCCGTCGCCATCGCCATCGACTTCCTCACCTGACGCCACCCGTCACCCCCAGGACCCCCATGAACACCCTCCACATTCGAGCGGTGGGCGACCTCCGTTGCCCCTACGTCGACGCCGCGGGGCGCAACGTCCCCGGGCGCTTCGCCGGCCGTGCGCGCAAGACCTTCGACGTGCTCCCTGAGGGCGAGTCGGTGCCCGACCACGAGCACTACCGCCGCGCGCTCAAGCACGGCGACCTCGCGCTCGTCGCGCCCGCGCCGCTCGATGTGCCGACCGCCATCGCGCCGCTGCCCGTCATCGACCTCGGCGACCGACTGCCCGCCCACGAGGAGAACGACCAGTGACCACCGGACTCCCCGAATCGCGCAAGACCCCCGGCATCAACCTCGCCGTCATCCTCGGCGGCGCTGGCACGTCGTCGGGCGTCGCACCGAAGCGCACGTTGCTTCAGGGCAACGCCATCCTCTCGGCGCGGGCGGCGACGCTCAACGCGCTCTCGTCGCCGCAGATCGCCATCGCTGCGGGCACGATGACGGCCGCCGCCACGCCGACGTTCTGCGCGTCCGCTGACGACGCGGGCAGCTACGCGGGTCGCGGCTCCGAGCTGCATGACATGGCGATCGGCTTCTTCGCGCAGTACCCCGCGGGGACGCTCTTCATCCAGGCCGTCGCCGACGCCGCCGGGACCGCCGCGTCGCTGGTCTGCACGTTCGCCACCAACGCGAGCGCGGCCTACACGCTGCGCATCTACG